AATATCAATGGGACCCCAACCCTAATTTGCTAAGAGAGAAACCAAAACATGATGGGGCATCGCATATGGCTGATGCTTTGCGATACGCCCTGTATACATTCGAAACCTCAATTACTACCTTCTAGTTACACCTGTCAAAAACAGTTCTTGACAATATATGTGACTTTTTGGTATAATTCTAATTAAGAGTAGAAATATGGAACTAAAAAGAGATTTAGTTAAATACGTAAGAGATAAAGCCAAATCACAATATAATAAGAAAGACACTTGCTATATATGTGGAGCAGGCGAAAATTTAGATTTTCATCACTTTCATGGACTGACCGAACTACTAGAAACTTGGCTAAGACGAAATAAAATTAATATAACTATAGAGCAAGAAATACTAGATATAAGAAAGCAGTTCATTGATGAGAATTATGTAGAAGTGTACGATGAATGTGTAACACTTTGCCATCCTAATCATTTACGATTGCATTCAATTTATGGAAAAAGACCCAAATTGACAACAGCAAAGAAACAACAACGATGGGTCGAGAAACAGAGAGATAAATATGGCATGGTATGACAGATTCTTAGGAATAGATAGAGAGGAAAAATTAAATGACTCTCAATACATCATCTCCCGTAATGAGGGAATGACTGTTGACTCGCGCGAAAGACCTACTAACTACAAAAATGCTTATGAACAATTAGAGATTGTTAATAGAGCAGTTAATATGATTGTTGATGATGTTGCAGAAATACCTTTCACTGTTGGTGACCCAGTCCCAGGAATGACAGGAGTTGCAAGAAACATTCGTAAATCTAGAGTAAATTTACTACTTAATCATGAGGCGAATCCATTTCAAGATGTAAACTCATTTAAAAGAAATCTAATTATTGATTTACTTATAGATGGGAATATATTTATATACTTTGATGGAGCGCATCTATACCACCTACCAGCGGATAAAGTAACAATTTATACAGACGAACAAACATATATTGAGAAGTATGTTTTTGACGGTACTGTAGATTACTCAGTCAACGAAATTATACATATTAAAGAAAACAGTTTCAACTCTATTTATAGAGGTGTACCAAGATTAAAGCCTGCTTACAGAACAATGCAATTATTAAGCAGCATGAGAAGCTTTCAGGATAACTTCTTCAAGAATGGAGCAGTGCCTGGATTAGTACTTAAAAGCCCTAACACTTTATCTGAAAAGATTAAAGAAAGAATGTTATCGGCATGGGTTCAAAGATACAACCCAACTTCTGGCGGAAGAAGACCATTATTTTTAGATGGCGGACTAGAAGTAGAAAACTTAACAAACATTAACTTTAAAGAGTTAGACTTCCAAGAAGGAATCAAGTCTAACGAAAAAATTATACTAGAAGCGATGGGAATACCACCAATTCTATTAGACGGCGGGAATAATGCAAACATTAGACCCAACCATAGACTTTACTATCTTGAGACTATCTTACCTATAGTAAGAAAAATCGGATATTCACTAGAAAGATACTTTGGTTTCAAGATAAACGAGGACGTGACAGATATACCTGCTCTACAACCTGAATTAAGAGACCAAGCAGCGTACTACGCCACACTAGTGAACACTGGCATATTTAGTGCCAATGAAGCAAGAGAAGCCTTAGGTAAAGAACCAATAGAAGGATTTGATGAACCAAGAGTCCCTGCAAATATAGCAGGCTCAGCAGCAAATCCAGAAGAAGGTGGCAGACCACCTGAACAAGAGGAACAAAACAATGGCGAATAAGAAAGTCGTTTTAAAACAACTAGCCGAGTACTTTGGCAAAAAAGGGCATATAATGAGTGCAACCGAATACAAAGCAGCAGGAGACGTACCAATGCGTTTTATGATTGCAAAAAGACCATTCGGCTCATGGGGAAGAATGAAACAAATGTGTGAAGTGAATTTCCCAGAAATGTTTATACAAAAAGAAGCGCCTAAGCCCGCTAAAGCAGCCCCTAAAAAGGTTGAGAAACAAGCGAAAAAATAATGGAAAAAATATTTAATTTAACCTCTACTTTTAAGACTCTCAGTGAAGACGATGATGGCAGCATAAACATTAAAGGCTATGCTAGTACTAATTCTAAAGACCGAGCAGGCGACATAGTCGACCATGATGCATGGACTAAAGGTGGATTAGAAAATTTTAAAAACAATCCTGTTATATTATTTAATCATAACTATGACAGACCGATAGGTAGAGCTACCGGTATTGGCGTTAGTGATAAAGGACTCGAGCTTAATGCTAGAATTTCTAAATCAGCTGGCGACATAAAAGAATTAATCAAAGACGGTGTTCTTGGAGCCTTTTCTGTCGGTTTCCGAGTCAAGGACGCTGATTATATGAGTGAAACCGATGGATACAGGATAAAGGACGCAGAGCTTTTTGAAGTATCAGTAGTTACAGTACCATGTAATCAAGCTGCTACTTTTTCAATTGCCAAATCATTTGACAATATGGAAGAATACAAGAAGTTTAAGCACACTTTTAGCAATCAGGCTAACTCAATTAATTCAGCAGATGCTGTTGAAGTCGAGCAGCCAAAAGGGGAATTATCCCAAGAAACGGAGAAATCTATGTCAAATGACAAAAACATAACTCCTGAGTTTGACCTTGAAGCGTTCGCGAAAAAAGTAGCAGAAGATACTGCAACTAAAATCGCAATGCAACAAGCAGAGCAGAAAGCGAAAGCACAAGCAGAAACTGAGAAATCAGAAGCTGTAGAAGCTGAGCAGAAAGCTGTGGACCAAGCTAAGCAGGAAGAACAAAAACAAGTGGTAACTAGCGTTATTACTGGAGCTGAAAGGCTTATGTCTGATGTTGAGACAAGAGTTAATCAAAAGCACGAAGACCTTGAAAAAGTAGTCAAAGAGCTAGAGTCTAACTTAATTGAAAAGTCTGATGAAATCATGAAAATGAGAGAGTCAAAAAGAACATTCTCAGACAGACAAGGAAATGGCGACTGGAAAAAAGCATTCGAGAATGATATTCTTGATGCAAAATTTGCAGGTTTAGCCACTGGAAAAGGTTGGAATACTAAGTATGCACAGGACGTAATGAACAAAGTTAACACTATGTCAGGTCTTGATGTATCATCTGCTGATTTTGAGCAGATTGTTTCAACAAATGTAGAAAGAGATATTCAGAATGAATTAGTACTTGCACCGTTATTTAGAGAAATCCAAATGACTTCAGCAACGCAAATTCTTCCTATCTTACCAGATGCTGGTTACGCTGAATTTACAGGCAACCAAGTAGCTACGGGCTCAAACCCACATGGTAACTTAGACATGAGGTCTGCCACATATGCTGATAGAGCAGGTATGGCAATGGCTGAAAGAACTCTTTCAACTAAGAAACTTATTTCACAATCTTACTTAGGTAATGAAACTGAAGAGGATGCAATCATGCCAATCCTACCACTAATAAGAGAATCTATGGTTAGGTCTCATGCTAGAGGTATTGAGAACGCAATCTTAGCGGGTGACGATGCAGACGGCGTTTACGGTACTTCAGGTGCTGCATTCGAAGGTCTACTTCACTTAGCGAGAAATGATTCTGACTTAACACAAACAGCAACAGCTTTTGCTTCTGACTCACTAACAGCTTTACAGCTATTAGCAGCTAGAAAGAACATGGGCAAATATGGTTTAAACCCATCTGACGTTGTTTACATAGTATCACAAAGAGGATATTATGAGTTACTAGAAGATGCTGAATTCCAAGATGTCAACTTAGTTGGTGACATGGCTACTAAAGTTAGTGGTGAAATTGGGTCAGTATTCGGTTCTAAAGTAATCGTATGTGACGAGTTCGCAACTCCAGCAGTAAGTAAATTCCATGCAATTGCAGTTTACGCAAGAAACTACGTAATGCCAAGACTTAGAGGTGTAACCATCGAGTCTGACTATGAAGTAGCTTCACAAAGAACAGTATTAGTAGCATCACAAAGACTAGGCTTCACCGATTTAATCGATGGCGCTACATCTAAGTGGGCTCTACAGTACAAAGGTAGTTAATACCTTAACTATGGTTTCGGGAGTGTACCTAACACTCCCCCAATTTAACTATGGCAGATTTAATAACAGTACAAGAATTTAAAAACGTTGAGGGCATAACTGGTCAGAAAGAAGACCAACGCCTTGACATTATTGTACCCCAAGTTAGTGACCTTGCCAAGAAGTATTGTGGTACTTCGTTTGTAGACTATTACTCTACAGATAAAACTGAGTACTTTAATGTAAATGATGTGTATACGCACACAGTTATATTAAGTGAAAGTCCAGTTACTACCATTGATAGCGTTCATATAAGAACAAGTTACTCAGGAGACTATGTAGCTTTAACAACAGGTGACTATCAATACTATTTCGACCAACCTTCTGATTCAATTATTAGAACAGATACTAGCGGAAATAAAAGAGCTTTTCCTACTGGTGTAGGAGCAGTAAAGGTCGTATATAATGCAGGATACGCAGCGTGTCCAAAAGATTTAAAATTAGCACTATTTGATTTAGTTAATTACTATTTAAAAGATGAGCATAAAGAAAGAAGAACAATAGCAGGAGCAACATTGCAGAATCAAGGAACTTCAGGAGTTAGGGACAATACAGATTTCCCAGACCATATAAAAAGAGTACTTGATTTATATAGAGTTATTATCTAATGTCTGTAAAACTTAGACAAAGTATTATAGATGAATTCTTTAAAGTCCCTAGAAATAAAGTAGATGCAACTCTAAAAGACTGGTTTGATAATGGCCACATTAGAGTAGAGAAAAAAGACTGGTTTAATGTATTTTCAGACGCAGTAAAAGCAGCAGATGAAGTTTCTCCAGGACTTCCGACTTCAACAGTAATGAATCAGTCTGACTGGAATGCAATAATGACTTATATAGAAAAGAATTTTATAAGTGATTCTATAGTAATAATTGCGGAGATTAAGAAAAACCCTAATGGGATACTTATTCGATATAGAAGAAATAATACCAAAAAACTTGTTGCCGGAGCTGGAACAATTGATTTAGAATCATATGCAACTGGCAAACTTAGAAAAGTAATGACAGGTTATTTTTCTACAGGACAATTTAAAGATTTAGTTGAACATGTTATAAACTCCGATGGGGGTCAAGGCGGCGACCAACTCTATGAACATGGAAAAAGACAGGAACCTAATTTTTCAAGTGGCGCATCAGCAAGTTCCATATACGAAACAGGAGGAGCAGGTAGTCGAGAAAGATTAATAAAGACTCTACCAAACGCTACTGGAGGAGACTCAGTAGATGGAGCTCAAGGAACTGTAGCAGAAAAGAAGATAGTTGTAGCAATTAAAAAACATTGTATTTCAAAGTTTAAAAATGGAAAATGGATGAGTACAGTAGCGGAAGCAATATACTTAAAATGGGCAGAACTCTTTGGATATAATAGTAAAGTTACAGGTAAAGATACTCCTGATAAAGTTATTGACCAAGTGGTACTAAGAGGAATTCTTTTACCTAAAAAGTTTTCTAAATTGATGAAAACTAATAAAGGTTTATTTGACCGAGCAATAACCGAGGAACTTAAAAGATTTATAGGCAACAATAAGTATTTTGCACAAGAACTAATGAGGCTAACTGGAACATCAGCAACAGAGGCCGCAAAGTTAAGCACAGGTAGTCCAACAACTAAAGATAGAATGGAAAAAGCTGCAATTAAGTTAGCTGCTCAAGGAATATTGGATAATATACAAAAAAAGTATGTGACCAAACGCAAAGCCACTATATCTAAGCCAAAAACAGGTAGTAAAAATACAACAGATAAAGCAGGGGGAGGAAGTAGCAAGGTAACAAGAAACCAAGCTCGTACTTCTAGAAAAGCAGGCAAAAGTAATAAAAAAATGCCTCAAACAAGTCCAATAGCTTTAAAAGAATTAATAAATCAAGTGTTACCAGAAGTAATGCTTTTAAAAATGCATACACCAGCATTAAGAAATAGAACAGGAAGATTTAGACAAAGTGCAGAAGTAACAAATGTTAATATCGGACCAAGGGGAGGAACTCAAATAGATTATACATATATGAGAGACCCTTATGAAACTTTCGAACCAGGAGGAGACATGGGCAGTAGAAGTAGAGACCCTCGAAAAATTATAGGAGAAAGTGTCAGAGAGATAGCTATGCAATTAACAGGTAATAAGTTTATAACAACTAGGAGAAGATAATGGCAACAAGAGACTATACTACACGAAGAAGTGCAATAGTAAATGCCTTTGTAACTAAACTAGAAGAAATTAATGGTACAGGTAATTTTTTAAGTTCTGTATCAAGTGTTTCACCAAGACTAAAATTTTGGGACGAGATAGAAGAATTCCCCGCTGTGCATATAAATGCCGGT